TGTGTCGAAAAATCATAATTATTATATTAAATATTATTTAATATTTAAATTAATAACTTAATTAAACAAAAATATATATAAATTTTATAATGGTAAAATCTATTTTAGATAATACAATAAATTATCCAGAAATTAAAAAATTAGATAAAGATGATTTAGAGTTTGATGCTACAGTATATGAAATAGAAATATTAGGAATAACTCAAGAAATAGCTTTAGGTCAGGCAAAATATAGTTTTATACAAAAAAATATTATATATTATCCTATATATTTAGTAGTAAAAGATAAGGTTGATTCTCAAATTGGCTTATATGAAATATTAGCTGATAGAGAACCTAATATATTAGATGAAGATGGTGATATAGACATTGAAAGATTAAATGAACCATTATTTTATAATTATTTTATAGAAGATTTTATTGAAAAATCATCTCAGCAAAAAATATCAGATGAGGAAAAGAAAGAAGAAACTGATGAAGAAGAAACTGATGAAGAAGAAACTGATGAAGAAGAAACTTATGAAGAAGAGGAAGATCAAGAGGAAGATAGTGAAGATGAAGAGAGTGAAGATGAGGAAAGTGATGAAGAAGAATATGATGAATGGATTAAACAATATATGAAAAGCAATTTTTATGAAATTTTAGATAATGAAGGAGGTGGTGATTGCTTGTTTGCTAGTATAAGAGATGGTTTAAAAACAATAGGACGTGATATAACAATAGGTGAAATGCGTAAAATTTTAGCAGAACAAGTAACAGAAGAATTATTTTCAAATTGGAAATTATTATATGATGAAACAAAAAATAATTATGAAGAAATAAGAAAAACTATGAAAGAATTGAATAGCAGAAATAAAGAATTAAAAACACAATTATCTAGTATAAAAAATAGAAAAGAACAGCAAGAAATAATAAAAGAGGCAAGAGAAAATACAGAAAAATTTAAAACAGAAAAGGATAATGAAGGTTTTGCAAAAGAAATGTTACAAGAATTTAATTTTATGGAAGGAGTAAATACAATAGAAGATTTAAGAAGAAAAATACAAACTAGCAGTTTTTGGGGCGAGACATGGTCAATATCCACATTAGAACGCGAATTGAATTTAAAATTTATTTTATTTTCTGAACAATCATTTGAAATGGGAGATGAAGATAATGTATTAAATTGTGGGCAACTAAATGATACAATATTACAAGATGCTGGTGTATTTAATCCTACACATTATATAATGTTAGCATATAGTGGTAATCATTATGAGTTAATAAAATATAATAAAAAGGGAGCATTTACATATGATGAATTGCCAGAAAAAGTGGTAAAATTAATAAAGGATAAATGCTTAGAAAGACAAGCTGGTCCTTATTATTTAATACCAGAATTTAGAGAATATAATATACAAGAAAAAATTGATACAAAAAATAAAGATGAAGAGGTCGATGAAGAAATTATGGAGAAGTTAATTACTCCAGAAAAAGAATTATATAAAGAAGATGTAGTTTTTCAATATTATTCAAAATCAGCTGGAAATAAATTTCCAGGTGAAGGAGCGGGTGAACTATTGAATAAAGAGAGAAAAAAGGAATTTATAGAACTTTCAAAAATACCAGATTGGAGAAGAAAATTATCAAATTTTTGGGAAAGTAACTTAAAATTAGATGGAAAAACATGGAAATCTGTTGAACATTATTATCAAGGAAATAAATTTAAAGAAAAACATCCAGAATTTTATGAAAAATTTACTGTTGAATCCAGTAGTAATATTTCAAAAGATCCAGCATTAGCAAAAGCTGCAGGGGGTCCTACTGGAAAATATGAAGGAAAAAGAGTAAGAGATGAAAAAATAAAGATAGATGAAGGATTTTTTGATAAAAAAGATGAAGTAATGACTGTAGCTCAAGAAGCTAAATATGAACAAAATAAAGATTTAGCTGATATCCTTTTAAAAACAAAAGATGCAAAATTAATGCATTTTAAAAGAGGTTCAGAACCAGAGCGTCAAGATATATTAATGAAAATAAGATCTGAATTAGTAACTTCTACAGATTAATTCGCAATTACTATCCAAATTTAAAGTAGTAAATTGTTTTATATTATCAATATCTAACGAAGAATTATTACTTGATACTAAATAATAAACTTCTTGAAAAGAATGAAAATTTTCAACATATTATATGAGATCCTTATTTATTTTTTCATAAATATTAACAATCCATAATGTTGGGGATGATTTTATTTTATAAAGTAAATAATATATAATAGATAGCATCATAATTTATAATAAATATATATTTATTATATAATATATATTTATTATATATATGTTATTAAATAATGTTAGTAGTGATATTATTGAAATGAATATGGATATAATAAAAAAATGTAGCAAGGATTATTCAGATTTAAAATTAGATGAATTAAAAAATTACATATATTTATTTTATAGAATAATTTACAATGGTAATAAATTTATTAATAAAAATTATAAATATATAAAAAAAAATATTAATTATCAATATTATTTTGATAAAAATAATAAACCTATTATGTGGAATTCTAGTTTTTTTCCTGAAAATATAAAAAAATATATAGAAAATGAGGAATCAACTATGATAAATTATACAATTTTAATAAATTCGAGAACTTTTTCTCTCTACTTTTACATTTATAAAGATGAAGAATTAGTAAATAATATAGATAATTATGTAAAAAAAGTTTTTATTTGGTTATATATAGCAAATCAATATATAAATAATAATTGTTCAAATTATACAAATATTTATATATATTTAACACCATTTGAAAAAAAATTACCAAATAATCCAAATATAACTTTAGATCATAATAATGTAAATACAGCATTTACAATGAGTGGTTGTAATAATAATGGAGAGATAATTATATATAGAAAAGAAGAATGGTTTAAAGTCTTAATTCACGAGTGCTTTCACAGTTTTGATTTTGATTTTTCAACATCAAGTATAGAAAAAATAAAATATAAAATAAAAAAACAATTTAATGTAAAAAGTGATTTTTTGATTTATGAGAGTTATTGCGAAGTATGGGCAAGAATAATTAATTGTTTAATTACAGCATATGGGTGTTTGAATAATAAAAAAAATATAAAAAAATATATGGAGTTGAGCAATATATTTTTACAATTTGAGAGAATATATTCTTTACAGCAATGTAATAATGTTTTAAACTATATGAATCTCTCTTATAGAGATTTATTAATGAAAGGAAATAATAATTATAATGAAAATTCAAATGTTTTTTGTTATTATGTGATAGGTGCTATTTTAATGAGTGATTATTATCAATTTATACATTGGTGTTATAAAAATAATAAATATTTTATAAATTTCTCTAGAAAACCAGATGTTTTAACATCTTATGGAAATTTAATTATAGATATAGGTATAAAAGGAGAATTTATTAATTCATTAGAATGTGTTAAAATAATAAAAGGAAATGTGGCGCGAATGACATGTATAGAATTTTAATAAAATTGAATTAAAAAATATATAATTAATTAAAGCATAAATTATTAAATATGGGCATACGCTTATTGAATAAATATATTAAAACAAATTGTAAGAATGGAGTAAGTGTTATAAAAATGGAAGATCTAAGAGGTAAATATATAGCAATTGATACATCAATTTATTTATATAGATTTTTACAAGAAGAAGTATTATTAGAAAATTTCTATTTATTATTATCTCTATTTAAATTTTATAATATAACAGGTATTTTTGTTTTTGATGGAAAACCGCCTGAAGAAAAATATAAATTAATTGAAAAACGAAACAATGTAAAAGAAGAAGCACGAGAAAAATATAGAGAATTAGAAGTAAAGATGAATGAAATAAATGATAATGAATATGAAAAGGAAGAAAAAAATGTGTTACAAAATGAAATGGTTGAATTAAAGAAAAAATTTGTTAAATTAGAAAGATATCATATTGATAGTATTAAAAAATTAATAACGGCATTTGGTGAAAGTTATATTGAAGCTGAAGGTGAAGCAGATCAATTATGTGCTAAATTAGTTATTAAAAAAATAGCGTATGCTTGCCTGAGTGAAGATATGGATTTATTTCTCTATGGATGTCCAAGAGTTTTACGATATTTAAGTTTGTTAAATGAATCGATGGTATTATATAATTTATCAGAAATATTAAAAGAGTTGGAGGTATCATTAAATGATTTTAGACAAATATGTGTATTATCAGGAACAGATTATAACAATGATGATAATAGTTTAGATTTATATAAAAGTGTAGAGTTCTATAAAAGTTATAAAAATGATGAAAAAAATAATAATAATATTGATTTTTATACATGGTTAGATAATAATATGAAAGGATTAATTAATATTATAGAATTATATGTAATTAATAATATGTTTCTATTAGATAATGTTAATTTAAAGCGTTACAAGATAAATAGAACATTAATAGATAAAGATAATATAAAAGAAATCATGAAGCAAGATGGGTTTATATTTGTAAATTAAATACTAATTTTTATTAACTATAATATAATATTATTAAAAAGTATATTATATTATACTATATTAATAGTATGAATGAAGAACGTTATGATAAACCATCAAAGAAAAGAAGAAGTATAGTAAATGAAAAAAATTTTTTTATTCCAAATTATAATGAATATGAATTAATTAAGAATCAAAATCATAGGGTTTCATTTTTAAAAGATATTTGTAAACATTATAAACAAAAGGTTTCAGGTAGTAAAAAAGAGCTAGAAGATCGCATTTATAATTATTTACGAGAATCTTTCTACATAATTAAATTACAGAAGTATATTCGAGGTTATTTTCAGAGAAAATATAATTATTTATTAGGACCAGGATTTTTAAATAGAAGTATTTGTAAAAATGATACAGATTTTTTTACTTTGGAAGATATGACAGAAATACCATATAATCAATTTATTAGTTATGTAGATGATGAAAATAATGTATGGGGATTTAATATATTATCTCTCTATAATTTATTTTTAAAAAGTGAAAAAGGAGTTTTAAATCCATATACTCGCAATAAAATATCAGTAAATATATTAACAAATATAAATAATGTAATAAAATTATCGAAATGTTTAAAAATAGATTGTGATACAAAATTACAAGATATAAGTAATGATTTTACAAATAAGAAAAAAATAGAAATGAGAACATTGGAATTATTTCAAAAAATAGATGAATTAGGTAATTATACAAATATGAAATGGTTTTTAGATTTAAATAGACAACAAATAGTAAGATTAATAAGAGAGATGGCAGATATTTGGTTTTATAGAGCACAGATTACAGACCAAACAAGACGTAATATATGTCCACCAATGGGAATATTATTTAGAAATATAAATTTAAATTATATTTCAAATTTATCTTATATACAAGTTCAAAAATTAGCATTAAATATTATGGAACAATTAGTAAATAATGGAATTACACGCGATTTTAAAGTTATGGGTAGTTATTATGTATTATCTGCTTTAACATTAGTTCATTCAGAAGCAGCTGAATCATTACCCTGGTTATATCAATCAGTTGCCTATTAATAACAATTATATAATCAATCAGCAATTGATAAGTTTGAGACTATTGTTGATGATTTAAATAGCCCAAATCCATCAACATCCCAAGAATTCGGATTTTTTAACAACATAAATAATGAGATAAATTTTTGGAAAGAAATATTTAGATATTTACATTGGTATATTTGTAGATAAGTTTTTAAAATAATAGAAAAATAAATAATAAATAATATTTTTATTTATTATTTTTTTGTATTTAGATTTTTTACTATTCTTTAGATATAAGTTTAAGCACTTGTAGCGGCAGCAAGAGCGGCAGCTTCGACTTTTTGCGATTTGGCAAAGTGGGGGCTCATGTAGCGTTGGAGGTTGAAGTATGTGAGTTCTTCTCCTGATTTAATCTTGAGAAGGGAGGCAAGTTTCTTGTCAGGGTTAATCTTGCGACCATTTTCTTTGTCTTGGAGATTGTGTTCACGGATGTATCCGTTGATTTCGCGTGTAACTTCAGTGCGAGCCATTTCAGTGCCAACTGGTTTGTTGAGGAACCCGGCAAGTTCGTTGCTGATGAGTGTAGGTTTAACAAAACCAGAGGGAGCACGGTTTGTCGACTTGCGCTTGCGTTTGGCATTCGCCTTTTGGGCCGCTTTCAGTTCACGAACCGAACGTTTTTCAAGAGCACGGAATTCGGTTTTTAGCGAAGCAATTTGAGTAGTAAGCGCTTGAAGTTTTGAAAGGAATTCAGTGAAACCTTCTGTCATTGTAGATAGTTCAGTTGCTTCGGTGGTTTCGACAGGAGCATCAGTTTTTGTAAGAACTACATCAACTTCGGGTGTTTTGGATTTTGTAGTCTTTGGTGTAGTGGTTTTTTCAGCTTTAGCTTTTGTTGTTTTCGAGGTTGTTTTATCAGTTACAACTTCAACGGGCATTTCAGCAGCAGCGGGGGTGGTTGTGGTCTCGGTTTTTTTTGCTTTTGGCATATTTATAACCTACTATATAATGTCCTTTTTAAGTGCTTTAAAAGGATAATATATATTATATATTTCTAAACTTCATTATGATACCATTTTTAAACGAAAAAAAATATTTCTAAAATTATTTGTAAAAATTAGAAATATTTCCTTTTTTTTATTTTTATTTGTTTTTCCTAGAGCCTAGTTTTCATGGTAATAATTTACCATGTGAAGTGTGTTGTAAAAGCGCCGTTTCCCCAAATATCAGCATGTAGACCTTCTAGGCATTTTGGGTTGCCATCTTCATCCTTCGGCAAATAAATGCTGTCAGGGTTTGTAATTTCATTAATCCAAAGACGCTGAAACTGCTTTGGATTTCCAAGTCCATTACAGTTTGCCTTAAAGTCACCCCAATCAAAATTAATATATGCTTCCCGCCTTCCCTTTGCTGACATGTTTTTGATTTTTCTCTCAATCATGTCAAAATATTTTTCGTTGAGCAACTTGAATTTTTCCTCTTTGACCTCCTTCATCCACTGTTCGCGTTTGTTAGTTTTTTCAGCAAGAACCTTAGCATCTTCACTTACAACAACATCAGCCTGCTGGATCGCAAGGGAACGCATCTGCTCAATGAAAGACATTTTGATGTTTGATAGAAGTTTGTCGGTAGTATAGTTACATAAATTAAAATACATTTCAATTTTTTTAATTTTTATTTTTTAAGTTTTTTAAATAAATAAAAAATAAATAAAAATAAAAATAAATTTTCAATATTGTATAATGAGTAAAAGTAATGGATATATAAAAATTAATTATTATGGTGGGTATGGAAATCAATTATTCATTTATTTTATGGGTAGATTATATGGAGAGAAACATAATTTGACATTAATAACAGAAATAAAGAATAATTATATAAAGTTAAAAAATAATTCTATAGATGAAAATATTATTTTTGATGAAGATTTGAAAACATATACATTGAGAGATAAGGATTTTAATATTGATACTAGCGAACTTCCATATTATGGAAGAGGTATATATATATTTGATGGATTTTTTCAATATGAAGAAATTTTTTATTTAAATAAAGAGAGAATTTTAAATATGGTAGATGAAAAATATACAACAGAAGACTATTTTTCAATACATGTAAGATTGGGAGATTATTATTTGCCAAATAATAGACATTTAATAATTAATTGTGATTATTATATAGATTGTATAAAAAAATACGGAGAGAATTATGAAAAAATATATATAATATGTGATAAATTAAATGAGAGATGGGAAAAGTTATACATGTTTAAATTAATAAATAAAATTAAATCAATAAATAAAATACCAATATATAAAGAGCAAAGTTTGGTAGAAGACATAAATAGTATTATTAAATCAAAATATATTGTAACATCAAATAGCACATTATGTTTTTGGGCAACATTTTTTTCAAATGCGGAAAAAATAATTTCATTTCCATATTTTGGTATGGATATTAAAAAAAATAAAAAAATAGATATTTGGGATAATAACCCACAAGTATTTAAATATAATAAAAATAAAAATATTTTTTTTAACAAAAATTACAGTAAAAATATTATAGAGTTCTTTGAAAATATGATTTTATAAATTTTTTATTTTACTTTTTATATATTTTAAAAAAAAATTGATTTAAAGAGAATACAATATATTAAACTATCAATAATGGCAGGTGCTGATAATATGATTCTTAACGGTGTTACAGACGATCTTAGCAACGTCGTTTACACAAAACCAAAAGTTAATACTGTTGGTGGTAAAAGCATTGGTATTCTAAATAAGAAAAGCAACAAAAGTCTTTTTGTATCAACACCTCTTATGCTTACTTGGGGTATTAATGAATATGTTGATGAACAGTCTGGGAAACGAACATATGATATGTCACTTCAGTTTCCAAATGAAGAATACAATACACCAGAAATCAAAAAGTTTCTTGATAATATGATTGCTTTTGAAAGCAAAATTAAAGCTGATGCCATTACTAATTCAAAAGAATGGATGAATAAGGCAAAGATGACAACTGATGTTGTAGATGCTCTATTCACGCCAATTCTTAAATATCCAAAAGATCCTTCTGGTGATCCTGATACTAGCCGCTCACCTTCTCTTCGTGTAAAGATTCCCTTCTGGGAAGGAGAATGGAAGTGTGAACTTTATGATATGGAACAAAATCAACTATTTCCATCATCATCAGGAGTAACTCCTATTGAACTTATTACAAAAGCTTCAAATACAGCTACAGTAATTCAGTGTGGTGGCATTTGGTTTGCGAATGGTAAATTTGGTGTTACATGGAAGCTTCTACAGGCAGTAGTAAAACCAAAGCAGAATCTTAAGGGTCAGTGTTTTATTAATCTTTCAAATGATGATAAGACAAAACTTCAAACATCAAATCTTGATGAAGACGATGCCAATGATGTTGTTGCTAAAGTTGTTGAAGATACAGATGATGAAGATGAACCAGTGGTAGCAACTACAGAACCAGTAGCAGAACCAGTAGCAGAACCAGTAGCAGAAGAAAAAGTAGAAACACCAACAAAAACAAAGGAAGTTGATCTAGATGAACCACCAGCTCCTCCTAAGAAGAAAGTTGTTCGCAAGAAGAAGGCGGATGAGTAAATAAAAAATTTTGAAAAATAAAAATAATTAATTAATTAGTTTAATAATAATAATAAAATTTTTCTATTATTATTAATACAAAGTAATGTTTATATATATATTAGATTTGTTTTCTATATTATATATATTTTCATAATCTATATTTGATATACCGTCATTTTTAATAGTAATTATTTGATTTTTTTTTATTTTAATATTATCCATATTTATACTATACTTTTTATTTCCAATACTTATTTCATAATGTTCTTTTTCCAATAAAGAATGTAATTCAACATTATCGTTAATAAATATATTATTATCATCATCTATAAAAATATGATTATCTATTTGTGGTATACATTCAAATATTAATGTGTTATTTAAAGTTTCGTATATTATTTCATTATGCCACATTGGAATAAAATAATCTTCATTGTCTATTTTTATTTTAAATACTTCATGATTTAATAAATTATCTATTGATGGATTAATAATATATTTTATATCTACTTTATTATTTTCTTCTAAAATTTTTTCTATTTCTTTTATTATTATCGATTCCTTAATTAAATGTATATTTGTTAAATAATTGTATATAGAACGGAGTTTATTTTTTGGTAATAATTTTAATATTGTTAATAAATATTTAATATTTTCATTATCAAAAATATTATTAAAATATTCTATATCATTTTCATTTAATGAAAAATCACCATTTAATGATATAATAAATTTATACAAAATATTTTTATAATTATAATTACCATTTTCAAAATCATCAGTATAGATATTCTCTCTAGTTTCATGATATGTTTCTTTATTGTTGCTATTAATATATTTGTTTAGAAAATTATATGCTTCTGATATTTCTTTAAATTTTTCTTCGGCATTTGATTGATTATTTTTATCTGGATGATATCTTAAAGCTTTCATATAATATCTACTTTTCAATATTTTATAATCAAACTTTCCCTTAATTTCTAATATTTTTATTGCTTTTTTATAATTCATTTATTATTGATATTATATTTAATATATATTTCTCTAAATGATATATAGGTCTATAATTATTGTTATAGTATAAATAAAAATCAAAAGTTATTTTTAATATTTCTGATATTTTATTAAATTTTATAATATTGCTCTCTATTAATTTTTTAATAATATAATTAATACATAAATTAATATCAATATTGTAAATAAAAATATCATATATATTTTCTCTCAAAGTCATAAATTCAATATTTGTATGATTAATAATAATATTGAAAATTTTATCTGAATAATCTTTGTAGCTAAAATCAATGTTTATATTATTTTTTATATCTTTTATATTACATATATCATTAATATTTAGATTATTTCCAATTTTTTTAATTAAACATTTATTATAATTATTTTTTGTTGGTCTACGAATATTTAATATTTTACAATTATTAATAATATTATTGGGTATAAAACAGATATTTTCTGATATTAATATAAAACGAATTATACTGCTATTATTATAATGCTTTTGCATATAACTATAGAATATGTCCAATAATTCGCTATTAATAAGATGAAAATTTTTACATAATATAATTCCTTTTTTATTATTTTTAGATATGATTATTTCGATAATATGATTAAAAATTTCATGCCATAAAGTTTTTGAATTACACCCTAATAATTCCATATCAACTTCATAATGAATATCACTTATTTTGTAATAATAATTATTTTTGTTAAAAACAATCAAAATTTTTTTTTCATATTTCAAATTAAAATCACTATATTGATTTATTATTTTTAAACTTTGTGTATATTTACCAATTCCAGGAGGACCATAAATAATTATATTAGGTAATTTGCTTATAATTTCTATTTTGCTAAAATCTATTTTTTTATGTAAGTCATAATTATTATTACTAGTTATATATTCATCAAATAAAGTTTCATTAAATTTCATACTTATTTTAATTACAAAAATAATATTTAAGTTAATAAAATTAATAAAAAATTCATTTTATTATTTATTATAAATGGATTATAAAATAGATAGAAAAATAGAAGCTATTTTATATAAAGTAGATCTTGTAAAAGATAATTACCCAAATTTTTCAAATGTATGGAGAGAATATTTAATACAAAAAATAAATAATTTAAATAAGCAAATCGATAGATTAGATGGTTTATTAAATAATATAAATAATGTTGATAATGATATTCCTATTTTTTTATTATTTATGTTGATTAATAATTAATTTAAAAATTATAAAACAAAATTAATTATCATATGAATATTGCAATAACAGCAAAAGATTTAAGTATAGATGATGTTTTTTTTTTAGATCCTATTAAAAATATTATAATTAATAATTCAAAATTTATAAGAATTATATATTCAAATAATTTATTGACATTAAATGGTATATATTTAATTTGTAATATAGATAATAAAGATAATAATAACAATAAAGGTTTATTGTTGTATATTCAAAAATTAGAAGATAATATATTAAATAAATTTTCAAAGGAAAAAATAAAAAACTATAAAATACGAGACTATTTCAATAATATTTTTATTAATACTGATTACAGTAAATGTCAAGAAACTTATACAAAATATATATTAAAAATTTCTGGAATATGGGATGCGAGTAATAATATAGGCTTAACTTTTAAATTTTTAAAATTAGATACTATTTTATCCATCAGTTGAAAATAACATTAAGATAACAAACATATATGAAACAAAAATTAGATTAATTAATCCTATAATAGTTGAAACCATAGATAATCCTGTTGTATCCATTTTTGATATATTTGATATATTATTTAATAATATAAGTGTTTGGATAATAATAAATATAGTTACAATTGAATTATATGTATAATATTCTTTAGCAACTTTACCTTCTTTAATTGCTTTTTTATTTTTTAAATTTAATATTAGCAAAGCACAACAAATAACTATTAATACAAATATAGCAAATAATAAACTTACTATTTGGGATGTAGAAATGGTCTTTTTAATTAAATCTATAAATGTTAATATAAACAAAAGTAAAAAACTACCAACAGTTATACTATAACCACTTATTATTCCTTCTACATTTGTATATAATGTAGAAGTGGAACTTGTTACAATACCAATAATTGCTAAACAAATAATAAATGTATTGATGTATTCTATTTTATAAAAGTCCATATATAATAATTTATTATTTTTTATTAGATATATTTATTAATATTATTATATATTATTAAATTAATAATGAGTTTTTTTCCTCCAACAAGTAATAATATTAATATATCTACAAGTAGTCATCCAATAATTGAGAGAGTTCAAAATTTTAATTTAGATAGAAAATTACTTTCTATTCATTCATCTGATCGCGATATTAAATCTTGGCCTTTCTCTCATGAATTCAGTATTAGATGTCCTCAACAATATATTAATATACAATCTATGAGAATAGTTGAAATTAATTTACCATCGATGTATTTTAATTTTTCAAAAGCAAAACAAAATACTAAATTTTATATACAATTAACTAATGGTTTATATCCAGGAAGGTATTTAATTACTATTCCAGATGGTTTTTATAACCCAACAACATTACAAAATTCATTAGAGTTTATAATGAATAAAATAATTAGAGAAGAAAATAGCCTACCTAATATTAGTGATTATAACTATTTTAAAGTATTTTACAATGAAGTAACTCAAAATTTTTCATTTGGCAACGAAAAAGATTCTTTTGATTTATTATTTGATGAAGAAATTACATATACATTAGATTGTTGCGTCAATGGTAGAAAACAACAAGTAGAACCTTGTGGAAGATTAACATCTGTATTTCATAATCCTGTTAAATGGGGATTTCCATATTATATTGGTTATGATAAAAAAAAATATTCTTCTAATGCTGGAACAAAAAAATTATATATTGAATATGTTAAACCTGAATTTGTTTCTACAAATATCTGGCTATCTAATTCTAATGGAACAAATTATTCAATTTTAGGTGAAAATGTATTCACTTTTTTACAATCAGAGACAATTTATTTAGAATTAGATAAATGGAATAATTATGACGAATTAGATATGGACACTCAAAATCCTAATAATGATTTTAATAGTAATAGCACATATAATAATAAACAAAATGGTAGAGTTAATACAGCTTTTGCTAAAATACCAACTACTATATATCCCCCCGGGCAACAATTTGATTCACGTAATGGTTTATTACAAAATATTGCTTATTTTGACCCTGTTATAGAGAGAATTCAAGAATTTAAATTTAAATTTAGATATCACGATGGAACGCCCGTATGGTTTGGGGATATAGATTTTAATTTTACTATTGAAATTAATCAATTAAGAAATGAAATACCTAAAAAATTCAATGTTAATACACCTAGTTCTTTTAGATTGTAATTTAATTTAATAATAATCTATTTAATAAAAATTATATTAAATAGATTTATATTTTTAATATAATGTCAAAAATAGCATTTATAACTGGAATAACAGGGCAAGATGGTTCATATTTAAGTGAATTCTTATTAGATAAAAATTATGATGTTTGGGGTCTCATTAGAAGAGCATCAAATATTAATACAGAGAGACTTAATCATATTTTTGATAAATTATATCTCAGATATGGTGATTTGAGTGATGAAAATAGTTTAATAAATATTTTAAATGAAATTTATGATAATTATAGTGAAAATATAGAAGTTTTAGAAGTTTATAATTTAGCTGCTATGAGTCATGTTAAAGTTTCTTTTGATTTACCAGAATATACAGCTAATATTGATTCACTTGGAACACTTAGACTTTTAGAATCTCTCCGAAAATGTAAAATTAATATTTCTAAAATTAAATTTTATCAAGCATCCACATCTGAAATGTTTGGTAAGGTTCAAGAAGTTCCACAAACTGAAAATACACCTTTTTATCCACGCTCTCCATATGGTGTTGCTAAATTATATTCACATTGGATAACTAAGAATTATAGAGAAGCATATAATATGTTTACATGTTCTGGAATATTATTTAATCATGAAAGTCCACGTAGAGGACATAATTTTGTAACTAGAAAAATAACCATTGCTCTT